AGTTAGATTGTATATGTTCTGCTATGTCGTTTATGGTTCGTGGTTCTGTAAGATAAGCTAATATCTTTTCTTTCACGATACATCTTTCACTTTGCAATGCCATTTCCTTTTATCGTCTTGATGCCAACCGTGGCAATGTATGGACCACCCTGCATCACGAACTGCACCTACGTTTTCATGGTCACTTATTTTTTTGACCCTTGCATTTAGGTTTGTGGCTGTTGTGGTCTGAATTGCTAATGTTTCATTTTTTTTAAGTGCAATTATATCTATGAAGCCAAATAAGTCTTGTCTGGTTTTACTCCAATGATTCCAATGTTCTGTAATCCAACAAGTGTATCCTTCTTCTCGTAGTTTAGCTAATGATAATTGCGTAGGTGATTTAGTTGCCATTAAATTGGTTTTCGTTAGGTTTAGATGTGCCTTCGTATAATCTTTCTAATTCACCTGTAGACTTATTAAGTTCGTATTCAGCTAGATGTGGTGATGTATCAGCATCTTTCTTTTTCTTGCCGAATATTTTATCCCAGTTATTTTCAAACGTAGGTCTATCTGTAAACGGTCTTGGTGCGCTTCCTTTTCCCATTACTTAACTCCTAAATGATTGTTAGTAAATAACCAACCTATAGTTTTACGGTGTGCTTCTTCCCATACTGCTATTCTATCATGTTTATCTAATGTTTTGTCATTATCTATCATGTGGTGGCATTGATGACATAAGAACGCTATGCGATAGTCATGTGCCTTAATTGATGTACCCTTTCCATCTCTTAATTGATTAGAGTGTGCAGCGACTACTGTTCCGTCTTGCATAGAACACATCATACATGGTGCGCCATCTGCTAGTTTAAGAAGTTTAGGGTTTCTATAGTTCACTAAAAGTCCCAACCCCAACCCATAGTCTGACCCCATACCTCTATCTGCTGTTGGTATTCTGTCATCTCACTTGTGGTTAGTTTAGTTGTTGATTTTATAAGTTCTACAGGAAACCCTGCTATTTCTGTTTGGTAGCGTAAGAATTTATATCCCATGAGTTCGTGTATCTTATCTTTCTCAATACCTAAATGGTTACCTATGCTTGTGTATAGTTCCCATAGTCTTTCGTTCTGCTCAAGACTTCTATTTAGTTTAGCGTCTGTGACTGTAACACGCCAACGTTTAGTAAAGTCAAGAGTTTTTAGTTTCTCTACTAACATTGGCAAATTGTCTTTGGTTAATGCCCACTTTATCATCTCTCCATCCTTTCGTTTTAAATACTTGTCCATCTTTAGAAGTTGCTTTATATTCTATATCTGAACCAAATAGCTTTTTACATTCCTTGATAAAATCATTTATGGTCATTACCAAGTAGCCCTTCTACCTTCAATTTTATATCTATCCATAGCTCTGTTAAGAACTGCTGCATCATGATGATACCTTTCTACAGACTGGTCGTTGTCTTTACAGCGTTTAGCATGAAGTTTAACTCTCCATTGTTTACGAATCTGATAGTGTGTCATTTAGTCTCTCCCTATGTGTGTCAATAATTAATTTTCTCATAGCTTTAATTTCCATGTTTAGCAAGTCAATTAAAACTAAAAGTTTATCTAGCTTTTGTGTATCAGTTAATTTCATTTTGGACTCTCCTTGTATGTTAAACCTTTTTGACTAAACCAAAAATTAAAACTACCTTCCCATTGTGCATTACGTTGCTTCTGAACAAATACCTTGCAATCAGGAATAATCTTTAGTTCTTCTTCAGGTGTCTTTCCTTCTTCTACTAACTTTTCTTTAGCACGATTACGCCATACACAGACTATGTTGTCGCTTAACGCTCTAATTAAAGAACTGCCCATGATATCTGTTGCATCTGGTATCTCTGTTTCATCTTTCATCTTACGAGTATGGGCTACCAAAAATACATGTATATCTAAATCACGACATGTTGTTGCTAGTCTATCTACAAATCTTTTTTGATTTTCTAAAGACTCCTCGCTAATATCAGACATTTTCATAAGACTATCAATCACAAATACATCACAACCTAAAACATGCTTACCATAATAAAGCGTAGCAAACATATCTTGTGAAGTAGTGACTCCTAATTGGTCGTAAATGTACAGCTTATCTTTTGCTCTATCACAAAACTTACGTATGTAATCATCTGTTGGTTCTGGTGAACCTAAAGCTTGTGTCACCATACGAGCTAATGTAAGCACAGGTCGCATTTCTAAAGACGCTATTAAACATTTAGTTTGTTGACGCATCATAGACAATATAACTTGTGATAACCACATAGATTTACCATGACCTGATACACCAGTAAGAATAGTTAGTTCCGCTTGCCTAACACGAAATTTATCTTCCGTTTTAACCCAACCCAACGATTTGCCAGAATGAATTTCCTCACCGAAATACTTGACCAAATCATCAGCAAATACATCCGAACCTTTAACCTTAAACTCTGCATGTGAATACTCCTGTTGGTAGTAATCAGTAATGACTGACTGATTGACAGTTAGTTTATCTAATGCCTCTCCTATGTTCACTAAATACCACCTTCCCAAACTTTACGAATGTTAGTTACTGTACCGTCGTTGTAACGCTCTTGATTAAGAAGCGTCATTGGAGCTGGCACGAACCCTTCTTTCCACGATTTAGTTTCTTTCATAGCTTTAACATATCCTATAATTTTATCTGCTATTAAGTCAAGGTCTTTTGCTTTCCATTTTTCCATACAACCTTTTTTGTTAGTTTTACGAACAGGTGGATATAAATTCCAGAACTCATCAAAACGCACAATGGTTTTTATTATCTTATCTTCTCTTATCTTATCTGCTATAGAGTTTGTATATACTTTCTCTATACTTTCTCCTGTAACGAGCCAATAGTCTAATTCTTTAAGCATTTTTTCTATAAAATCTATAGGCTTTCTTAATCTAAAAGCAATCTCTGAAACTTGTGGTAAATTGCCTTGACTTTCACTAGCTAAACACCAAAGTTTAAATAATGTGACTTGTTTTACATCATCCATCATCATAAAATCAGCGTCATTTAGCAGGTCACGACCATAGCATTTAAACCATTTCATATCTGATTTATGCTTGTAGTGGTTGTATTTATCCCAGTTTTTAATTCTCATCTGCAACTCCAAATAACGCTGTATTAATCATTTCATCCCAGTTCATTAAAATACCAGTATCTAATAACGAATCGTCATGGTTAATTCCTCTTAAAAAACCTTGAATATATAATAACACTTCTCTTTCTGTCATCTTTTCAACCATATACTCTCCTTAAAATAAACATTCTTCATATAATTCTGATATTGGCACGACTTTTGCTTTAGGCGTTCTCGGCAGAATATGGAGCTTGCAATTAGATCTATTCTCAAGAAACCATAGTGCAGATGCCTTGTTACTAAAGGCTCTTAGAGGTTTTCCATCAAATTCATCTAGTATTATGTAACGCAATATATCCATGGATCAGAACCTTATCATAGGTAAATTTTAAATGCAAATATATTTATTATATAATTTTTATATAAAATGCTTGACAAGTTATTTTATGTCATTAATATAACTATTGTAATTTTAACCAGGAGAGAAATATGAGTATTAAAACAATGATTATTACTGTAATAGCTTTTTGGGCTTACGTAGCTTTATGTATATGGGTTATGGGTAAGTTAGCAGGTGCAATATAATGGAAAGACACTTAGACCCAGACGCATATTTAGATGATATGGACAGACTTGAACAACAAGAACAGTTGGCTGAACATTTACTTGAAAAACAGGAAAAGCATGATGAATAAATATATTTATTGCTTTATGATAATTTTTATAGGATACTTCTTATGGCGAATCATGGCTTAACACATATAGCTGAAATACTAAAGCAATTGAATGACGAACTTAAACTAGATAACGATAAATGGGAGAGAGCAAATGGACGACTTGATGTATTACCAACAAGTGATGCAAGAACTACACGAGATACAAACAAAGCAACAGGAGACAACAAATGAGTAAGTATTTAGAACTACGTAAGATTGATGTATCAGAACATATTGAGAAAAAGAATAACCTATCTTATTTGTCATGGGCTTATGCAGTTGATACGCTACTACAACAAGATCCAAGTGCTACATGGGAATATAAAGAACCAGCTCACTTTGGTGAAACACTTATGGTCTTTTGTTCTGTTACAGCATTTGGTAAAACTATGACAGCTCAATTACCTGTTATGGACTATCGTAATAAAGCCATACCTAACCCAGATGCGTTTGCAGTTAATACAGCTATGCAGCGTTGTTTAGCTAAGGCTATTGCATTACATGGTATTGGTCTTTATATCTATAGCGGTGAGGATATTCCTGACGCACCTGTAAAAGAAATAGTTAAGCCTACTGAAGCTGATTTAACAGTTGCTAAAGATAAATTACTAGAAGCATCTAAAAGAGGTGAGCTTAAACAAGCGTTCTTTGGTTTAACACCTGAAATACAAACAGAGCTTCGTGATTATGCTAACGAACTCAAGAAGTCTGCATGAGTCATTTAACCGACAATAGACGTCATAACATAATTACAGCTAGTAATGCGTGGTCTGCTGTATACGAAAGACAAAAGTTATGGCGTCAAATGACTTTACGTGAAGCTCCATTTGAAGGTAATGAGATGACTGAATGGGGTAATTTACATGAGCATTTAGCTATATGTGAATTTGAAAAGGCTATGGGTGAGATTACTGAGACTGGTAATAAATTGATTGTGCATCCTGATTTACCATTAGGTGCTAGTCCAGATGGTTTCTTAAATAGATTGCCTATAGAAGTAAAATGTCCTTATAGCCAAGAATTTTATGGTATGATTCCAGACCGTTATTATTTCCAAACTCAATTACAGATGGAAGTATGTAACGCACCAAAATGTTATTTTGTGGTTTGGACACCTACAGGAATTACAATACAAATCATTGAAAGAAGTAAAGAATGGTTTGACTGGTATAAGCCTTTAGCGTTAGAATTTATGAAGTTTGTAGATGATGATGTAGAGCCTACACGTTGGAAACGCAAACCCATATTTGACATAGATGTAAAAGAAGATAAACTATTTTTTCCTAAGGAGCAATAAAGATGGCTGAATACGATAATACAAATACATTTGCATTATTTAAGAATGATAAAGGTGACAACCCTAAACGACCTGACTACACAGGTAATCTTAATGTAGATGGTATTGAGTTTAGAGTAAGTGGATGGGTTAGAGAAGGTGCTAAGGGTAAGTTTATTAGCGGTTCTGTACAGATGAAAGAAACTCAGGGTGAAACAAGAAGTAAACCAGTAGTAGAAGGTGAGGACTTGGGAGATTTGCCGTTTTAATGGCAACCTCCCTTATCCTTATAATTACTTGTTCATTACGTACATAGTAACTTCAAATCCAAAGCGCATTTCAGTTGCTGATGGTGATGTCCACATGGCGTTTCTCCTTTCTTTTAGATTTATAGTAGAATTATACGCCTATATGGGTTTACTAGACACAAGAAAACCATGAAAGGTCTGTAATGGATATACATAACTTAGAATTAGATGTGGCGTGTTATGCGACTGCTGTGTATCATGAGGTCAATACTCGTTCACTAGAAGAAAAGGTAGGTGTGATAAATGTTATACGTAATAGGTTACATACTGGTTACTGGGGTCGTGATGTATGTTCTGTTGTTTATGCTAATAATCAGTTTGCTGTACGAGATGAGTCCCACCATCCAGTTAATGAGAAAGCGTATTTGGAAACTAAACTACTTGTTATTGATACTATTGTTCATAACAAATATACTAACCCAGTTGCAAATGCTTTATACTTCCATGATGACTCGATACCGCCAAAGAAAACATGGTTTGGTAAAAACAAAATAATTCATATAAAAAGGATGGTGTTCTACTAATGGCTAAAAAAGAACCTGTAGCATGGCTTTATGAAGAGTTTGATGTTAAGTCAGGTGACCTTAAAAAGTCTTATTTATGGTCGTTTCATCCTAACCAATTATCATATTTAAACGATTTAAAAAATACAACGCATCATATTAAGATAACACCATTAATACCTGGTGACCCTGTAGAGGAATATAAAGGATTGTCAAGATATGATAGCAAGAGATTAACGGAGGCTTATGGTGGACTCTAACCCACTTACACAAGAAGAAATTATTAAAGCTTATAAAGAAGCATTTGGATACGGAAGTCAAGTAATAACAATTGACAAGATATTTAGATTTGCTAGGCTTATAGAACAATTACATGGAATTAAAAATGGCTAGAGGTAAAGTATATTCGTTTAGTTATGATAAAAAACAAGCAGAAAAGATTATGCAATATGTTAATCATAATCCACAGGCGAATAGAAAACAAATAGCTAACGATTGTATTACTAACTTTTATAGGCTTAAATATTTAGAGCAAGAAGGTTTAATTACATTACCTAAACCTTTATCTTATGGAGAAAGAAATGGAATTAGCAGAAAAAATAATTGATTATTGTATATACGTTTTAATAATTGGTAGTATAATAGGCTTTTTTTATGGTACGTATCAAGTGATTGATTTACTTTTTATAAGGGGATAGTTATGGTAGATATGGTAAACAGACCACCGCATTATTTACAAGGCGGTATTGAGACAATAGATGTGATTGAAAGTCGTTTGACTAAGGAAGAGTTTATTGGATACCTAAAAGGTTGTAAGATGAAGTATGACTTACGATATCCTTTTAAAGGTGCTTTTGAACAAGACTTAGATAAATCAGAATGGTATAAGAATAAACTAATAGAAGTAATGCGTGATGAAGATGCTATTAATCCACCTGAAGTAGAAGCTATTTTAGAAAGGTTTGATGATGAATAATATATATTGGATATTTGGACTTGCTATGGTTTCATTAGCAATATTTGGAACAGAAAAGGCTTTTAGTCAAACAACGACTATATATGCACCAGATGGCTCTGTAACAGTATGCCAAGTTAATACTAACGGTACTGTAATATGTCTTTAAAATTAATAACTTATAAAATTATTAAAAATAATTAAAAAAATGCTTGACATGTAAATATCTATTATATAAGATTTACATATCGCTGATTTATCAATCCACTTGCAGGCGATCAAGAAATTTTGCTAAAGGAGAATAACATGACAACATGTCATTATGAAGTAACAGTATCACTTGGTCATTTAAAGGCACTTAAACTTTTTTCAGGTAAAAAAGACATTAGGTACTATTTAAATGGCATCTATGTTGAATTTAATAAATATAATACCATTTTTGTAGCAACAGATGGTCATAGATTATTAAGTGCAGCAGTCTATAACAAAGAAACTCAACATGGTAGAAATACCATTGGTGCAGTTATCCCAAACGAAACTATTGATTCTTTATTAAAGGTTAAATCTTCAGTTGATGCAGCACTTATATCTTTTGAAATTGAAGAAAATATAGTTAAAAAAATAAATATTGTTAATGATTCAATTAGATTGGAAACTTTACCTATTAATGGTAAATATCCTGACTTTAGAAGAGTATTTCCAGAGTCAATATCCAATGAACCTGGTCATTATGATTTTTCATACTTAAATGATTTTAATAAGGCAGCTCAATATATATCTGGTATTAAAAATGCAAAAGCAGTTTTAAGTCAAAATGGCGAAAAAGCTGCTTTGGTAAGCATTGATTATCAAGATTGTGTTGGAGTTATTTGTCCATTAAGAAATACTAGTACATTAATTACTGGAAAACCTAAATTTTTATTTAATGATGAAGAATCTATAAAGGAGGCTGCATAATGACTACAGATAACAAATATAATGGATGGTCTAATTATGAAACTTGGAGAATTAATTTAGAGATATTTGATAACTTTGATATATCTGATTATTCTAAAAACGTATTTGACCTTAGTGAGCAATTAGAAAGTTATGCAGATGAAATAGTATTTTGTGATTATCATAGAGATGGGTTAATAGCAGATTATGCTAGTGCATTTTTAAGAGAAGTTAATTACTATGAAATTGCAGAGCATTTAATTGCAGATTGGAAGTATGAGAACGAAGATGAAATAGAAGAAAGTGAGGTATAATATCAACACTTTTAATATAAGAGCATGGAGAAAACGGTTAGGTTATTCAGAACTAACCGTTCATCATCAGCTTGGTATAACTATAGAAGAGTATCAATCTTATGAAAATAGCAATAAAGTTCCAAAAAATATTTTATTAAGTTGTTTTGCTTTAGAGTTAGGTAATTTATTATTTATTAAATCTATAGCACAAAATGAAGATTTTAATCCTTTAGCACAAAGTTATATTCATGCTAAAGTTAATTTTCTTAATAGATTATTTTATGATCGTGTAGTGCCTTTTGATGTAAGTCTAACTAAAAACGAAAAAATTTATTTAGACAATACATCTTCATAACCAAGAATCCCCTGTGGTCTATCTGCAGGGGTTTCCCACCATTTATCTTTTGTTAAATACACTTTGTCAATTGCATTATCAGCACGACCATAAGTTACTTTAGCATTTGGTTTTACTTTATTAATCACATCTGCTAAATCTTTACCTTTAATTTGATTATTAATATCAAATATTAAAACTTCATTAGTATTTGGTCTATGTTGAACAGCAAAGTCACTACCTAATTTTTTATATAAATCAATTACAGATTCTTCACCTTTAGTTCCAGATGGTAAAGTAATTGTTGCAGCATTAGCACCTCTATAATCATTTTTTACATGAGGGATAAATCTAGAAACACCCATACCTGCCTGATTTAATTCAGAACCAGTTTTTGCAATATTACTTAACAAACCACTACTTTTTTCTAAAGAACCTATTTGTCTAGGTAAATTTTGAACAAATGCTTTATTAAATTCTTGTGTATTAGCATCACCAGTCCAAGCACCTTGACCTTCTGTATATTTTGGAGATAATCTATTACCAGCACTTTCAAATAATTTTCTTTGTGTAGCCATAGCTTCTGGATTATTTATTAATTCACCAGTATTTCTCATTCTATATGTATCTTGCATAAAATTTGGTGCTGTGACTTCAGTAGCAGTTACTGGAGAAATAAATGGTCTTTGTGATACTGTTCCTATTTTATTTACATAGGGTATAGCTTCATTACCTAATAATGATGCAGATGGTTTAATTCCTACTCCTAATGTGCTTAACCCTACAACATCTAATAATCTAGGATCAGTAAATAACGTATTAAATGGTTGTCCTGTAGCTTTAGATAATCCTGATAATTCTTTTACTTGAACTGGACTATAGCCTTGACTCATTTCTTTTAATAAAGATTGAGTTCCTGAAACACCTAAATCACCTGTTAAAGGTATTTGATTAATTTTATATTTTTTTGAAATATCAGAAATAGGTTTTAAAATATCAGAAAAAAATCCTAATCCTGCATCATATCCAGTTGGATAATAGTATTTTGGTTCTGTTGCCATTATATTTCCTTGATTAATTAATCGTCTCTAGGTGTTAATTCGCCATATAGAGATAGTTCTTCTCCGCTTATCTCTATAATAGAGTCATCATCTAGCTCTATAACAATAGTGCTATCACCATGTAATGCTTCGCATGATACGATAGTTCTACCTAGCATGTGA